TTTGTCTGCGCTATCTGCTGTATCTATTACACCTGCCGTTGCGCTGTTGGAATACGATAACTTAACACCATAAGTCCCAGAGCCAACAGTTGCTTCACCTACTACATCAAGCGCGGCACTAGGGCTAGCAGTACCAATACCTACGTTGCCGTTAAAGTCTTGAACAAACGAACTTGGGTAAGACGACGAGCCAATGTTTAGCTTACCGTTAGCATCTTTCCAGATTCGGTGTGAAACAGAATCGCTACTAGTAATAGCAATCCCATCATTATAAGTATCACCGTCTTGTCGAACTACTAACGTACCGCCTGCTGTTGATGTACCACCGCCGTTTATTTCAAGTTTAGCCGCAGGACTAGCAGTACCTATACCTACGTTACCTGATGAGTCAATACGCATACGCTCATTAGCACCGCTAGTGTAAAACCGTAATCCCGCAGAATTAGTTGTTGCTAATATAGCCGCTTTATTGTCTCTATCAGCATTAGAGCCAAATCTGATACCAAAGTCTTGAGAAGCACCTGCGCCTACAACATCTATAAAACTACCAGAGGTTGCACTATCGCCAACCATTAAATTACCGTTTACTTGTAGTTTTTCAGCAGGACTAGTAGTACCTATGCCTACGTTACCTGCTGAGTTAATACGCATACGTTCGTTGTTGCCGTTAGTTTTAAACAACAAGGGGTGGTTTGTCCCACCCCTAATCTCAGCGTGTTGGTCAGTATATGCTGACATTCGTAAGCCGACATCAGGGTTGCTTACAGTTATATTTGAGATACTATCGCTTGCCCCTACTACATCTAAAAGGGCAGTAGGACTAGCAGTACCAATACCTAATCTTTCTGTATTAGCATCCCAGAACAACTTAGCCGTTGTGCCTGTGTCTTCGTAAAAGCTGATGTCTCCGTTTTCAGCAAACCTTGCAGTTTTCTTTGTTTTACCATCCCTAGTTAAATCTAAAGTTGCCGAAGTGCTATCGTTATTAGAGTCTATATCTATGAACATACCACCAGTGCTTGAAATCTGGTCGCCATTACCCATAGCAAAGCCTTCAGAAGCAGTCACTGTGCCAGTAACGTCTATACCTGTGGATGTTACTTTTAGTTTTTCGCCATTAGTGCTGTGATAAAATACTGAGTCACCATTATCAACAAACTTTGCATTCCAGTTTCCTGATGTATTTCCGCTTATGATTGTTTCTTGCCCTTGTATAAATAAGTGACCAGTACCGTTATCTTGAACATAACTGTGACTTCCGTTATGAAAAATCTGTAGGTCATCACTAGCACCAAACTTAGCCTTAGAATTATCACCAAAAGATGCAGAACCAGATATAGTAGGATTAGTTAAAGTGCCATTAGTAGCCTGTGCCTTAATGTCGTCTAACTGCTCTAATGCGGCTTGCACATTGGTAGTAGTAATATTGTCATTCGGGGTTACAGGAACGCCAGTTGCTTTAGTTTTAACAAGCATAATCTCTACAGGTGTTGTGCTTATGCCAACAGCAGTAGTGTTGCCTGTGATGGATAATTTTGTGATTGCCATTATCGCGTTACCTCTCTACTTACAGTAGCCTTACCCTGCAAGATTCTAGTAACAGTGTCATTAACTGTGTGAAATATCTCTAGGTCGTAGAAGTAAATTCCTGCTGGTATATCGTCTGTTACAGTATGCGCCATAGCAATCTTTACAGTACCAGAGCTATCAAATGAACTGCCTGTAGTATCAAAATCATGCGCTGTAGTAGCCTCTGTATGCTCACGCATTTGCGCCCTAGCACCATAGCCAGTAAGATTTTTTACTGCGCCATCTTCTTCGATAACTATAGAAATCTCAAAGTCAGAACCTTGATCTATATTTATGTCGTATTTTGCGGCTGTCATGTTGTTCTCCAGTTATGTATCTAGCGATTATATCATTCGCTAATCTAATATGCTTTTAATAACATAAGTTGTGGGTGATGTTTCTGCGGCAACAAATATATCAACAACACTGTCGTCATCAATAGTATCATTTTGCAATGCGCGCGCAACATCAAACGCTTCCGCCCATGTTCCATATGATTCGTCATTAGGCACTTCTTCTACAACACCATCACTATTCAAAACAAATTTGCCAACTTTCATTAGAGCTTCCTCACTTTTAGAGTGTGGTCTAATTTATTTATTGTAACCACATCGCCTGAATTTAGCTCTTTTCCTCTCAGCTTGTAGCTCGTTGATTGGCTAAAATATCCTAACCTAGCTTCTATTGTAAACACTCCCTGCTGTTGGCTATACGGCAAATCAATATTGTGAAGTTCTACATTTACATCTGCGCCAGCGCTAAGCCAATGAAAAGGATCAAAAAAAACTTCAACAGGCGATCCCGATGAAACTATTGCACTTGGGTATGAACTGTATTCAACAACTGTATAATCACTACTTTGCTGGTAATAAAATCCTCTTACGCCTCTATCGCCAAACTGTCCTGATGAATCTAGATTAAGACCTATAGATCCACCAATAGTTAACTTGTCTGTTATATCCCCATCAAAGGTAATTCGATGCACATACTGAAAAGGGTTGCTTAAATATGTTGCCGTTCCGATAGAATATGCTGTAGTTGTAGATGGCTTAGTCACTGTTATATAAAGTTGAGTATCATTTCTGTATGTGCTAGAACCACTCTGCATGGCAACCTGAAACTTAGCCGTTTGCAGTCTTTTTTCTGTATATGGTAGCGTTTTGTATGTTGTGTGTATTGTTTGAAATGATGTACTCAAGCTCTTGTTTAGACTATCATGTGCGGCACCATATTGCGTTTCTTTTTTATCTAACAATTCATCAACATAAGCCTTTATAGACTGCTGAGTAGCTAGAGCGGTATCACTGTTAGATGCGAAATCATCTTCATCTTTAACACCATTTAATTTAGCAAAAGTAACTGTATCGTCTGCTAACTGATCGCCCTCTATAGTGCCATCAATAATAACATTGCCACTGAGCTTACTTTTCTTTTGCGACCAACTCATTATAGTACCCTTGCTGTTAACAGTATTTCTGCTTGTGCTTGTTTAGCTACATCTCCAGCGGTTGGGTCAGTATCAGTCCAAGTAGCAGTCACAACAGTTTTAAGTTGTGATAACCCTGCGGCTTCTGCCGCACTTCTAGATAACCTAACTTTAACATATTTACGACCACCCTCACTAAGCGCAGTGTCAAAACCTGTATAAGTTTCTGTAACACCTGTATCGGTCATACCTACTTTATCAATAATTGGCTCATCGTGGCTAAAGTTTACTGCACTTGTAACAGTTGCTGGTAAAAATAATTTATATTCTTGTATTGCATCAGGTATGCCACCCTTTATTGAAACATTATCTATTTGAACTGTGCTCAAATTATTAATGCCAACCTTGTAAATCATTAATGTGATATTTCTATTTTGACACGTGAACTCTAAAGTATGCTGTCCAGTAGTGTAAAAAACTAAGTCTGCAATACTTCCCGCAGTCCCCTCTTCTAGTATAATAGCAACAAATGGGTATGTTTCTGATGCACTTATAGAGTCAACAGTAAGGGTTAATTTATGTAGACCTATTAGATCGGTTTGTATTGTTTGATATATGTAACTTGTTCCGCCGATTGCAGGGTGAACTAGCTTGCCGCCTGTTATGCTCCATTCACTATTAGCATTTTCACCCCAATCGCTATCTGCATCAAACGTGCCATTAGTTACAAGCTCTGGGAGACTAGTAGTATCGGAATCAACCTCATTTAAAAACTCTTCTGTTGATGGAACAACAATAAAGTTTTCAGTGCTAAACTCGTATTCCGCAGAATTAATTGGCTCGTTATTGCCATCAATCTGCACATATAAAACTTCTAAACCATTTTTAACCTGTATACCTTTCTCTTTCACTAAATCACTCAATTCAGAATTAGTAGGTGTAGCTTGCGTTCCATAAACTACCGCGCCAACTTCTAACGATTCTTCTGGGTAAATTAGTCTCGGTCTATCAATAACAAGCGTTGCGGCTGTGCTTAAATAGCCAGAACCATTACGTGTATAAACTCGAATAGTGGTTGATGCGTTTATAACATCATTAGCAAAGTCTTGTATTTCTACAATTTGCGTAGTCTCTGTTGTCGTATAAGATTGGTAATTTTTATTTCTGGCAGATTGTACAGTCACAACGTATTCGTTGAAAAAAGGCTCATAAGGAGTTGCGCCATCTATCTGCTGTACGCCATCCCAAGATATTTTAATTTTTTTAATGCCTCTGTTGAATCTTGTTCCAGCATTAATTACCCTAACATTTGTAGGAGCAACAACTGTTTGAACTGGCTTGCTGGTCGGTAGGTCAACAGTATTACCACTTGTGAAATCTTCTGCATCACTAGCTTGCCAGTCATATATACCCTCGGCAGTTTCCCTTGCTTCGATAGCTACTGTAATTCCTTTTGATTTATCTACATTAATTCTAAGGTTAGTTATCTCAAACTCTTGCTCTGTTATGCCAAACGTAGAGCTAGTAATCTTTACTGTATCGCCAACTTTATAAACCAAAGCCTTTGCATTCAGCGTTGCCTTGATAGTGGTCATCATTCTTGATCTAAGAAGTTTCAGCCTTGCAAGCCTTTGCGCCCTTGTATGATTAGTAACCATAGGCTGGTCAAATTGTTTTTCTAGTCGCTCGCCATCTTCTGTTTCGTAAGTTGAACTAAACTGCGTAGGATATTCGGTTTGCTCGTGTGCATCATCTTCGTTAACAAACTTTCCTTTAACGGCATTAAATAAACTTTTTCTAGTTGTTTTTGTGTTGAACTGTATGTTGCCAACCAATAGGTCGTCATCTATAACCTGCGAATGTGGCTCTTTGTAAGCGTAGGGTTCTATATGATACTTGCCGTTTGCATACATCAACTTGCCATTCATACTAGATAGTATGTTGTTAATGTTTGCTCTAACACTAGCTGTAGTATCTATGACTCCATCGCAGGTATATCTCTTTTGTGTGCCGCCTGTAATGGTTACATCTTCATCGCAAATATCTATAGCGTTGCTCAACGAATCGTAATCAAAACTATCATCAGAAACATTCAATCCATACCAATCATTTCTCATATAGTTGTAAAGCACTAAAGCAGAGTTGTTAGAATAGTCCCAAGTAGATCGGTCATTGTAAAAATTAGTGCTACCAATATTAGAGTCGTACAAAGAATGCTGAGTATCGCCTTTAGGATTGTAAAGCGGCAAACCTTTTACTGATGCTGATATTGCTGGAACGCCCTGCTTAAACCTATCATGTTCGTGGTCGAATCTAATATAAGCGTAGCAAATACCTTTTAGCCTGTGATTTGTTGTCCACTCGCTAGGTAGCTCATAGCCTTGCACTGCTGTCTGGTCGTATTCACCATCTTTAGGCACAACGACTAAACTATTGCCTGAAGCTGATGCAGAGCCATCTTCGTTTGTGCTGTATTGCCCTCTATAGCTACCTGCACTTGCCTTAGAAATTCTATCAAATGCTAACTCGTCATCGAGATAAATAGACTCTAAGTAATCTGCGGTATCACCAGAAAAAGCTACAATGTAATGCAAGTATCTATTATTAGTCCCGCTTACAGCTTGATAAACAATATTGCCACCAACTCTAGTATTGCCGACTACAACTTTTCTTGCTCCTAGAGTTTCTTTCTTGGTGATTTTGCTACCTGTCATAGTGTCAGTAACAGCCTCACCATCAATAAGAGAATCAAGCATATAGTCGTATGCCGCCGCCGCAACAACACCTACAGCAACAGCCGTTATTGTAGCCACTCCTGCCGCCGCCGCCGCCGCTCCTGCCGCTAATCCTACTAATAAAGCCATTTAATCACCTAGATATTTTGTATAAATTTTTTCAGTAAAGTTAAAGCCTAATCTATTAAGTAGCTTATCAAAAGGAGCATGAGTTTTTACATTTATTGTCATCATGCTAACGCCTATTTTAGCCAAATCTTTTTCAGCATATTTAATTAGCTTATGCCCAATACTGCCTTTTCTTTTATCTGGTCTTATGTAGATAGCATCGCAATTAGCAAAAACATGATCCGCATGATGCAAGGCTTTCATATATACAGCAATAAAATATCCTACTAATTCTGTATCATGCCTAACAGTATATGTTCTTATCATACCTAATTTATCGATAGCTTTGTACTGATCCCAATCTGGCTTCAGTTTTATTTTGTCCTGATTGAGTTCTATCTGCTCCCAGTGAAGTTTGATTAAAGGTTCTAGCTCATCGATCAGATCAGATATACTTTCAAGCTGTATCTTCACTATCCACCCCAGACTAAATCAACTCTGTTTATCGCGTTAACAAAATCTAACCCTAAATCGCCCGCAAACTTTTCTATTTGTTGCTCGTTAGTGTAATGCTTTTTATTGCTTTTACGTAACCTGATTAGTTTATGTTCTGCTTGCAGTATAGCAGTAAGATTATCTGCGCTCTGTGTGAAATTGATTGTATCTGTGAAGCCAGAAAAAAAAGGCATTGCACCTATCAAATCACTATTGTCATCAACAAAGCCAAGATAAACATCTACAGCCTTTCCTTGATAATCTTCATCTCTTGCGGCATTAACTACAGCACCATTCATACCCGATAGGCTTATCTGCATTCCTGATGCTCCTAAGTCGGTATTTTCAGTAACATTTCCAACGCTAAGTAGTGTTGATGCTGTTACGTAGTTAGTAGAGTTATACAGTATATCTTTTATGTTTGTTGTATAAAGCAGGGTTGAGTTTTCTAGCTCAATAGATACTAGATATACTGGGCGTATATTGTCAGTAGATAACTCTGTTACTAGGGCAGAACTCAAACCCCTGCTCATGTTAATGCCTCTACACAAGCTATTGTGAAGCTATAGTGCGCTGACCTCGATATATCCCATTCAATTTCATTATCAGTTAGTCGCCAAGTGCCTACAGGGTTATCTGTAATTGCTGATGTGCCACTGCTTACATCTTCTCTAAGCGGGGGTGTAATATCAATAGTTGTACTTGTAGAGCTACCAGCAACAGTTTCTAGTGCCATATATAGCTTGTTGTTGATGCTAAAATGATCACCAGCAGTTAGCGGTGTAGCACTAACATTATCTAGCGCAATATTTGTACTGCCTTTATTCTTTAAGGAGCTAGTATCAATATCGCTAGGCGTTGTTGCGGTGTGTAGCGGGTTGCCTACTGTGAATGTACCTTTTCTGCCTTTTAAAGCCGCTAAAAACGCAGAAAACTCTTTACCCTCTGATTCTGTCAAAGGTCTTATGGTAATCTCGGCTTCCCACCTAGAACCGCCAAAATCATGCGTTTGCTGTTTGTAGGTGTAGGGCGATTCTGTCATAGCTACAGAATGCACTAGGCGCATAGTCATCTTTTGAATAATTGACTTATTATTTATAGTTGGAAAACTAATTGGGTAGCTTATAGCCATTAACCTCTCCTAAGTGAATCTGAGTAACCACCACCCTGCATTACTGCGCCCAGAACTGCATTCTGAGCTGATTCAGCAATCTCTGGCATAAGGTTAGCAATCTCTGCTCTAACTGTCTGCTGTACGCCTGTAGTGACGTTTATGGTCTGATTAACAACAACTGCTTCTTTACTGCCAGAAGTCACTCTGCCTTTAGTGTGGTCAATAACAGTCTCGTTAGGGTGTAGTATAGCAGGAAAACCACCCTTGCCATCTACACCGCCTGTGCGCGAACCATGACCAGTAAAACCACCGCCCTCAAATGACTGTGATCTAATAGCACTAACTTGCGCCATGCCGCCTGCAACTGATGCCGCCGCCATAGCTACGTTGATTGGAAATGGATACGCGCCCATTGATTTAGCCGCGCCTTGATAGGTGCTAACTAAAGCCTGTGCGATTCCAGCCGCTTTAGAAAGCGCAAACATTTTCTTAGAGTTTTTACCAGCTAAAGCAAATTGCTTTTGCAGTCCACTTGATACATGAGATACTTTTTGATCTGCTGTCATTTCCTCAAATTTAACTTCATCTGCGCCTTGCTTTTTAAGAGCATCAAAGTTCTTTTGCAAAGCAGACCTTGTATCTTTTTCGGCTGGAACTGTTGGCTTTATGGGTGTGTTTACTTTTCCAAGACCAATAATCATTTCATCAATTATTGCATTAAAGCCCTCTAGGTTTAGTATATCTTCCCAAACCTTTTCCTCAGAGCCAATCATATTTTCAGCAACGTGCATCTTATGGAAAGTATCCATAATAGCCTGACCAACAGCATCTACATCATTTGCAACGCCTTTTGTGCCAAGCAGTAATTGATCTTTAAATGATAAGCCACCGCCCTTTTGCAAGGTTTGATAAACGCTTTCGAAAAACTTTAACTCTCTGGTTAAAAACTGTATATCACCTGCGGCACTTTGCGCCTTGAAGTCCGCTATTATATTTTGGATGCTTGTTACTGCTCTGCCAATGCTGTTGACTAGGGTTGCTACGCCTCTTACAGCAGATTTAACTGCATTTAAAATGCTTACAGCAAGGCTCTTTGCAAACTGCTCTACACCGCCCTCAGTAGCTTCTATAGAGGTTAATAATCTTTCTTTAAGTGTTGTTGCAAGTTTTTCTAATGCAGGTGATAAAGCCGCTACAGTTTGATCTCTAACGCCTTTAAAAAGCTGTCCTAATCTAGTAAAAGCATCATTAGCATCTTCAACACCTTGAACAGCATCAGCAGATAAGGCAATTCCTAACCTGTTAGCTTCTGCGCCCATTTCGATTAGTGCATCTTTGCCTAAACCAAGAGTGTTAACTAAGGCAACACCCTCAGAGTCAAACAGCTTCATTGCTAATCTAACTTTGTCAGCATCAGTTTCGACTTCGGAAAACGCCCCAGCAAGTTCTTGCATCTGCTTATCTAAAGGCATTTTAATTAACTGAGCGGCATCTAATCGCAGTTCTTTCAGCGCACCTTTTGCTTCTCCAGTTCCTTTTGCGGCTTCTGCGGCTCTACGAGTAAAACGCTGTAAAGCCATATCCATTGTCTGTGTAGATACGCCAGTCAGTTGAGCGGCATATCTCATAGAGGCTAACGCTTCGGTTGTTACACCAATCTTTCGAGCAGTCTTACCAAGAGAATCTGTGGCATCTAATGAACTTTTTATTAATAAGCCCATGCCAGCAATGCCAGCAGTACCTATTAGCGCAGTCTTTAAATTAAGTGCCGCACCTGCTACAGCCTTAATTCCGCGAGTAGCAGAACCCAAGCCTTTTGCAGTTTTGTCAAAAGCCTTAATAACAATTTGAAAGTTTTGCTTAGCCATCAGAATCCTTTAGTATCGAGAAGTATGCCATCCACTCATTGAACTCAGTAAGGCTAATTTGCTCTACTTCTTCAATGGTCATATGTAGCCGATCAGCCAAAGAAATCAAATTCATTCTATGGTGATCGGTTTTTAGTTTTTTGCTAAATCTTCCTCTGACTCAATCTCAGCAAACATCTGGTTAGCAATCTCTGATATAACATCAGTCTGCTCGCCCATTAGTTCTGCTCTATCGTCAGCCGCAGTAAATAGCCTATCACCGCTTTGATCTTCTGCTTTCATTACAATCAGATCGACCATTGCGGCAATCGTTGTATTGTTGAGAAAGTTAGGGTGCTTCTTCTGTAGCTGATTCAAATCATAGCAGGTTATAGGTCTGCAATATAACTTGAAGTCTCCAGATTCGTCACCCCAAGCAGGAACGACCACTTCTCGAACCTGCACCTTTCTACGCTTGCGTAACTCTTTTGCTAATCCCATGATTTATAACTCCCCTAAGTTATGCTGTTGCTTCGGTTACTGCACCTGATACTTGTACTGAGAAACTAGCTTCAACCATGCCATCAAAAGATGCGTTAATTGATTTGCTAGTAACAATGCCACCACCTGAATAGTATTTCTCACCAGCACCAGTGCCAGTAGGATAGATTTCAAAGTCAATGTCTGCTCTGCCATCTAATACTAGTTGTTGTGCATCTGCATCATCCCAGTAGCACTCAATGCTAACTGTTGAACTTTCTAAGCCTGAAAGATAAGTACGAGCAGTATCGCCCATAACGCTATCTTCGATAGTGTCTGCTGATGTTTCAATGCTGAATGTGCGGACTTCGCCAACAACTGCAACTGAACCATCTGCAACTGCAATCTTTACTACTCCGCTTGAACCTGTTTTTGTAGCCATTTGTATTACCTCGTAAAGTTAAAGTGTACCGCGTTGATACTGATACAGTACGCGGAGAGTTATTATGACCCCACCAATGGGATCAATAGAACCTTCATCTGTCTCAATGCTTACTATTTGCGTATCCAGTGCATGACCGCCACGCGTTCTATCTACATCGAGTGCTTCTTCTACAGCCTCTATGATATTGTTTCTAGCAGTATCTACAATTTGCCCTTTAACATAACATATAAGCTGATAATTAATCGTTGCCATTCTTTGCGACATTGAGCCGCCAACTGTACTATCTTCCCTATCCTCGTCAGAGCTTCTTACCAATACAGCAGGAAACTGTGCGTTAGATAGCTTATCAAAATCAAATGGCTCTCTGGTCGCATATTTTACCGCTACAGGCGTTTTAATTGCCTTAATGGTATCAACCAAGTTTGTAGCTATATCTTCTCTTATGCTCATAGAATCGCCTTAAAGAATACGTTAGCAAGTTGCTTCTCTTCTTTCCTACTAAACCCAAAAAACGGTCTAGTCTTATTGTTCATTGCCGCTTTCTTAGCTTCTTCTGCTCTAGTAAAAAAGATAGTAGCTTTCTTCCTGTCTGCTTTGCTAGTCATAGAGCCTAACATACGGCCTGTAAATTGTAGGTCTACATTCTGACTTCTACCTTTGTTTCGTCTAAACTTAGCGTACTTTTCCGAATAGCCCTTAAATGCGCCACCCTTATAACCCTTTCCGTCTTGGGTTCTATCCTCAATGATGTTAATGCCTTGCTGTGCTGTGATTGACAGCGCGCGTTTGATGCTCTTATTAACATCTTTGCCTTTTTTCTTTAATGCCGCTTGTACCTTTTTGGCATTAGTCTTTAGGCTAATCTGCATTATCTACTCAGTCTACCACTGTGAACAGGCTTTTTCTCTGCCTGTGTGAGACTGCCATCATTGTCAGCATCGTATTCAACACCATCTCTCAAAATGGCTTCTAGTTCTTCGCCATAACGAGACTTGTAGAAAGTGATCATGCTTTGGTATCTATCGCCATCAACCCAGTTAGTGAGTTGTGGTAAAGCGTACTTCCATAATACTAAGTAGGCCGCGCATCTGGTGAACTGTGACGTAGTTAGGTAATCAGTATTGATATCACCTGTTAACCCTTTCCTGTCCCACCAGTTAATGCGTAGTTCTCGTACAATGTCGCTTTGAGCCTTTGTATGCTCTCCACTGAATGACGTAATACCTAATTCTAAAATATCAGGCACTAATGAAATCAAATCTGAGTCTGTACTAAATGCCATTACCATTTCACCTTATCTGCCCAATAAGCCGCTGACATTTTGCCTTTGGCTATGTTCTTGGCGTGTCTTGCTTTAAACGCCTTACGCTTTGCTTTATCTGCCGCAGATTCGTTTTTTCTAGGTGGCTTGTTATCTGCCCCCTGCTGACCGAATCTAATCAGTTTTACCTTATCTCCATCTTTAGCTAATACGGCGTGAGACTTAGTCTTGTGACCAGATGTCCTCTTTGGCTTGTTATAGCCGTTGAACCTTTCGCCTCTATATGTAATCGCCATATTAACCTCAGATAAAATACCCCCCACCGAAGCAGGGGGAGTTCAGACCTAGATAGTAGCGTCTTTGTACAACTCAACACCAAATGCGTCATCAAGCTCAGCTACACCATATACAGCAGTAGCGTTTAGCTCGTTAGCACGTAGTGATGCATCGCGCTGAACCTCTAAGTTGAAGTCAGACTTAAGTGCAATGGCAAGTGCTTCAGGAGCAAATACAGCCGCTTTAGCATCGCCAGAACCGTCTACAGAAACATTAGCAGACTCATAAACATTGATGCCAGCGATAGTACCAACGTAGCCATTACGCATAGCTTCGTTTTGTAGGTCGCCACCGTTAGGGTTAGCAAAAGTGTTAGTGAGTGATGCTTTCATGTTGTAGGCTTGGAACGGATGTACAACAGCGTTGATAACACCAGTTACTTTGTTAGCTCGTAGAGTAGCCGCCGCTTTAAACAAGTCAGTAGCAGTGAACTCTTCAGCCGCCGCACCAATAGAAGTGCTAAAGCCGTCAAACAAAGCAATAAGGTCAGTATCAATCTTAGTTGCAATTGCGTTACCAAGAACAGTACCTAACTCATCAGCAGGGTTGCCAGCACCCATAGCCGCTAGGTCAGTAAGAACAACCTGTGCGCCTACTTCGCCAACAGTAACTTCAACTGATGAAGTGCTAACAGTAGTTGAACTCATGTCAGTACCTTCAGTTAAGCCAGCCGCCGCGATTGCAGGGTACTTAGGAACTTGGATTGTTTTGCCAGCTTGACCAGCAATGTTGTACTGAGTTACAAGACCTAACATTAGGGATTGTTCTTCAGCAGTGAAACGAGCCTGTGCAATAATATTTGCAAATAGATCGTCTAAAGTTGTGCTTGTTGATGATGCCATGATAATAACCTCAATAAATAGAAAGAAAAAATATAATTAGGTCTTTCTCTTCGTAGCGGCATAGGCTTCTTTGCCACCGCTATTCCAATTCTCGACCATCCATTCCACCGATTGAGGCTTCGGAGTAGAGCCACCTGCGCTACCCATACTACCAGCACCGCCTTGTGAGGCACGTACAAAGTGTGGGTTTACAGTTAAAAATTCTGTAACCATTTCATCAACGGATAACAGATCACCTTTGTCATTGTAACGCGGTGTTCCATTAGAATCCACAATCTCGACCGCCCCATCTTCATTTAGTCGAGTATTGCCTTTCAATAAAGCAGTTACTTGCGCTGTATCAACGGCGTTATTACGACTAGCGGCACTAGTTAACTGTCCATCAATTAACGTCTCTTGCAGTCTAGCTTTATAACTGTTGATTACTTCGTCTTTCTTTTCGACTGTTTGCTTTAGGATAGAATCAAACTCGCCACGTTGTTTCTGTTGCTCTAGTTCAGTCTGCTCTTTCTGAGTCAGTAGCTCTTTAGCTTCATCTAAGTTGATGCCACCTAGCTTCTTATCAAATTTGCGCTGTTCTCTAGCAATACGATCTGCAACGATTCGGTCTAGCTCATCCTGCGTAAACGTCTTAGTCTGAGTTTCTACTGCCGCTGTCTCAGTTTCAGCTTCTACGGTTTCCATGATTTCATCGCTCATGTTACGAACCTCACAAGGAGTAGTTGGTGAATTAATAGTTTAACACAAGTTATTTCTTTGTCTTGCGTTTCTTTTTCTTAGGTCTACCGACCTTTGATCCATATGTACCTTTTCCGCTTGGCATGTTATTTACCTCTTAGTCAAAAACTGGTCGCCAGTGATGACCGCAATTATAGCCACCTCTAACGACAAAGGGATTGCCGTCTATCTTACCCGCCCAATCGCCTTGCCATATTTCGTTGATCTCATCTTCTGTGTAGACCTTGCCTTTATGCTCTCGGCAATGTGATCTGGATTCTTCTACTATGCGACCATAGTATTTCCACTTCTTAGCGCCAGATGCCTTACCTACCGATATATTAACACTAGCATCAAACTGCATTAGAGAATCATGCACCTGCTGTTTAGCATATCTAGCCATGCCACCACCTACTGCTTGTTGTACTGCGGCAACACTAGCGGCAAATGTTGTGCCTGTTAAAGTGCTTTCATAAACTTGCTTTGCTATGACCTCTAGGTATTCATTACCTATGTCTGCAAAACCCTGAAACGATAAACCTTGTAGCTGGCTTATGACATTGCTGTCTAAGTCTATAACATCGCCATACTGACCAATCATGCCTATAGCTTGTTGGTGTACTTCTCGATAGTCTCTAACAATGTTATCAACCTCGACTAAGTATTCTTCTCTAAGTATATTGCGTAACTCTGGTCTAGCGTTTACAGCCCACTCAAGATCAAACAGCTGACCATCCTGTAGAGGCGCAGTTGCAACGTAGTCAGTTATTCTACGCTCTAAAGCAACTAAAGCACTTGCAAGTCTAGCTTGGTGATTATTAGCCAGACTATTTAAGTATTCAGCGTGATCGGTATCAGCCGCCATCTACAACAGTCTCGTCAAAGTTGCCAATGCGCTGTGCGCCAGACTCAATCTCTGTGTGGGCTTTAACTAAGTGTTCATCATCAAGCAATAGGTCAGCAATCTTCTTATCGATTTCCTGTGATAATGTTTCTGACTGTACGCCTGTAGCTCTCATCTGCTGTAGGAACAATAACTCTTTGTCGTAATCACGCAGGTCAAACGCATCAGGGTAGAATATCTCTACGTCATTAGTTACTTGTTGCCACTGGCAGAACAGGTCAAAGATTTGTTCTTCTGCTAACTCTAATAGATCGGCTTTCTCAGATAGCTTGGCGTTAAGCATCTGAAACTCTGTCTGCATAGCTACGCCTGATTGGGTCATAGCTTCTGTGCCTCGAACTGCACCCATATGTGACATACGGTTTATAGCTTCTACCTTATCCACAATAGATGCTCTTACAGCGTCAAGGTTAGCACCACTAGGTTGCATCTGGTAAGGCTTTAATGCGCCATCCATATCATCAGGTAGGTTAATAACCGCACCTGCACCAGCACTAGCATCTGTCTCGTAAGTCTTAACCAGTGTCGGGTGGTTACTGATTCTAATTAACTGTTCTACTTCTGATAACTCTTGGTAGATAGCACGTTGCATATGCGATACGTCTGATATGTCTGATATACCAATGCCTCTCAATACAGAGCGATTAGCAGGCAGGAATACAGCAGGTATTTTTCCTAGTGCGTTATCAATAGTCTCTAACAGTTCATCAGTGTCATTTAGTGTGCGCCATTGCTCAATAGTATCTTCACGCCATACGCGCCAGTAGATCTGTGTCTCTGTATCTGTAACGCGGTCAATAGATTCTCTAACCTTTAGAT